GGAGTGGAAAGTCCGTAATTGAACTCACCAGCCATTGTTCAGTTGCACCTCCGCCGATGTTGTTGGCCTCAGCGAGGCGCAACAAAAACCCCACAGGCTTATTAGCTTGTGGGGTCATTGCTGTTGCTGAATCCCCGCCTTAGCCGAAGATTCCTTGTGGTTGCCCTGGGTCGCCGAAGATTTGCCGCTTGATGACCTCCTCCGGGCTGGGTTGCGCCTGTTGCCTGCTGGCGTTCCCAGCCGTGGGAGCAGGCATCTGAGCGGCCTTCTTCACAGTGTTCATCGCTTGCTGAATCGCCGCAGTCTGCGGCACCTGCTGCTGGACGGTCTGCGCCTTGCGGGCCTTAGCGGCCAGGTACGCAAGCTCAAGACCGCCAGACTGCATGGCGAGCACAGGCTGCTCCTTGATGACTTCGAACATGTCTCGCCGGTACTCGTCAAAGTCCTGGTACTTGGACTTGAGCGAGTTGATTTGCCCCTGGAAGTGCTCCCGAAGCTGGGCCTGCATGTAATGCTGGTACATTGGGCCGAGAAGCTGGCCCAACGCCTGACCAATCACCTGGCCCTCCTGCTCAAGGAGCCTCCGCGCCACACGCTCCGCAAGCTGCTCCACGACCTTCGGCCCTTCGGATTCCAGCTTGTCCAGGAACTCGTCAGGGCTCATGGCGGGCTCAGGCTCTCGGAGCTTCTGTGCAGGATGCTGTGCGACGGGCTGCTGATAGCCCTGCACCGCCTGCGCCTGCTGGAGGTAGGCCAAAAGCTGCTGGTACTGCTGCTGCAACGTACCAAGCTGCTGGCCCTGCTCCCCGAGCTTGCGCTGAAGCTCCTCGTAACCGCGCTCCAGGTCCTCCGGGGTCTGGTACTTGCCTGCCCACAGCTTCTGCCCAGGGTGTCCCTGCTGCTGTGCCCCCACATCCGTGTCCGGGTGTCCCTTATCGGGGCCGTCCTGCGGCTGTGGGTCCACAGTCTCCGGGGCCTGGTCCGGCTGAGTCTCGGGCGTATGCGGGGCGTCTCCCGTTTCGGGGACCCCAGCAACGTCCTCATCGCTCAAGCCGAAAATGTGCTGCACCTTGTCAGGCACGTTAGCCCTCCTTAATCCTGTCGAGCCTGCGCTCGACGAATTGNTTGACCTGCTCAAAAGCCTTCATGCGCCCTTGAGAGCGCCCGACTTCGAGCAGGTCATTGAAACTACGGGAGGCCAGGTCATTGGCCTCCCGTCGAATCCACTCATCAAGAACCCTTGCCAGCACGGGCCAGCCGTCGTGCATTGCCAGCCGAGCCAGCTTCTCATCGTCTTCCCGTGTGGTCAGAGTACTCACAGCACGCTACCTCCTGAAATCGGCTGTCCTGTCGGGCCGTAGAGAACAGGCCGTTGCGGCTGCTGCGGCTGTCTGCGGCCCGAATTCTGTTGGTTCTCTGGCACCCGCCCAGCCACAATCTGCTCATGCAACATCTGCTGTAACGCCATCTGCGCCATCTGCTGTTCGACAACCTCACGCGGCAGGAGCAAGCGCTCGACATTCCTCACGTCGAATGACTGGATAAGCATCTTTGTCAACTCGTAGCGGTCGATGTACGGGTTCTGAGCCGCCAGCGCCATGAGTTGGATCAACTGCTGGCGGCGCAGCTCCTTGTTGGCCGCAGGGTCCACGTTGGAACCGCTGGGCAGGTAGTCACGCTCGCCAATTAAATCCCCAGGTTCCACCATCACCCACTTCATACTAGCGTCCTCACCAAAGAGGCGAACGACCCTGCTCTGGTCAAGGAACTGCTGGTTGTTTAGGTCCATCAACATAGCTAGACGCTTAATGCCTAGCTCCTCAAAGAGCATGATCTTGACATCAAACCGAATACCGGCAGAGGAGCTTTTGGTCACAACCTCCGTAGCCGTCTCCTGGCGGGTCGGGTCTACACCACGCACCACGGGCGGCACGCCGAGAGCGTTTTCCATGTCTCTTTCAATGATGTTGCCCTCAACGTAAGCAGAGGAGGGAACATCGGAAAACGAAATCTCCGTCACGTCATCCGGTTGGTCCACGAAGATAATGCCGTGTGGCCTGCTGACAAGCTCCGACTCGTCAATGTCGGCTCCACGCCGCACCTTCCACATGCGGTTTAGGATCATGCTGGCGTTATCAATACGCTGGTTCCGCTGAGTGTTCAGTTCCTCTTGCAAGTGCTGGATGATCTCCACAGCACTCATGCCGTAGAACTCGTTAGGCAACGGCTCGAAGCTGGCGACCACGTAGGGTTTCTTACCGTGCTTCCAGTACGGATTCTGACCCTCGTATGCCAGTTCGCAGCGGTTGATGAGCANGGCGTAGCGCTGGTCTTCCCAATAGTGCAGGACCTCGTAGGTCAGGCCAATGCGTACACCCTTCTCGTCGGCCCAAAAGCCGTCGGTAGTCTCGGGTGCGAGTCCTACGGCGCTCATGCGCTCATAACGCCCGTCCTGGATGTTGGAAACAGAATGGACCTTCTCCCAGTCAATAGGAAACACACGCCCGAGACCTGCTTCTTCGAGCACGGCCAGCTTTTGCTCAATTTGCTCTCTTGACAACCACTCCCGCTGAAAAACAAATCTGCAGGAATCAAGGTCATACCCTCTCGGATCAGGCCAAAAGTCAAAGTAATCCACGACCTGAATCTCGTTGTCGTCCCACACACGCTCCGAAATCTCCTGGTACTCTACAACGAACTCGGGCTGCGCCCCGTTGTACACCACGTCAATCGGATTGGCAAGGCGAGGGATGGGGATACGCACCGTCCGGTCCTCCACACGCCAGCCTACCGACATGATCCCGGCGGGGAAGATGAGGACGGACGTAATGAAGTCGTAAAACTTTCGCTTGATACCGTTGCGGTCCAACTGCTCGTCAACAAGAGCGGAGGCGACCTTAGCCTTCTCTGCGTTCTCGGCCATGATTTCCGGCGTAGCGCCCACAAACGGGCGAGGGATGAACTCCAGGTACGGGCGTGTAGAGAAGAACGACTTAACAATCCTCGCCCGGATAGAGTCCAGGTACTCGTAGGTCTTGGGGATGTGGAGGTTGCTACGCCCTTCAATGTGAGCCTTCTCCCGCCAGCCACGATAGAGCTTATACCACTCCAACGCTTTCGAGTCGTATTGCTTGCGCCACGACTCGGCGTAAGCGAAACGAGTGACAAGCTCTGCCGTGCGCGCCTCGCGGTTGAAGTCGGCAGGAAGGCGAAACGTCGGTTGTTCTACTTGCACCAGTGGAGAAGCCATCACTTACCACCTTTGCGCTTGTTCACACGCTCCGGCAGCTTGCGCTTGCCGGTCTTGCGCTCCCACTCGCGGACCGTCTCCCACGAGATCTCGCCCCGCTGCGCCATGGCGTAGAACTTACGGCGCTGGGCTTTTGATTTAAACGGCATGGTCGCTCTTGGCCTCCTAGCCCCTCAATATCCCGTGATGGAACTCACCACAGGGCGTGTCAGCCTTTCCCGCCTGCGCCTGCGCTCGTACAATTCGAGCGGGCTCGCCGTCTTCGGCGGGCGGGACATGATACCGTACCGAATGGCCTCCGGACCGTGGTCCTCGCACTCATCTGCNACATCCTCCGGGTCGTTCTCGTCGTGGACGAGAGCGGGGAGGGTGCGGATAAGTTCGTAGCAGTTGCGGAATATCTGCAGGCGGGCCGTCTTACGAGGCTGCCCCGTCACGGGGTCAGGCTCGCTGTTCAGGTCGTCGTAGGGCTTGAGCGCCTCCCGCAACGCCCGCCAGCCTGGAACCCTGCGGTTGTCAGCCGGGACCAAACCTTTCAGTCCGGCCTGGGCCATGATCTCTGCACCGGAAATGCCCCGATCCTGACGGCGGTTCCACAGGTCGGGGGAGGCCACGGTGTAGCTGATAATCTCATCTTTTGGCGTCATGCTGAGGATGATCTCAGCAGCCTCCGTGAGCGTCAGGTTGGGTTTGTAAAGCTCACGGTAGACGTAGAGCTTGCCCTCCGGCGAAACCGCCCACCAGTAACAGGCCGTGCAGTCCAGGCCGTAGTCCAAGCTACGGAACCGCTTCCACCAGCGGGGGATTTCAAAAGGCTCGACGACGTGGATGTCCTCACGCCACTCGGGGAAATACTGCCCGGCAAACACGTTCCAGTCGCCTTCGAGCAGCGCCCTGCGCTCCGCTTCGGGCAAGCTCTGCAGGCGGCGGATGTAGTCCGGGTCGTTCTTGAGCAGGTAGGGGTTGTCCTGAACCCTGGCCGGAATGAAAGCGTACCGGACTCCCGTCTCGTCCTCCCAAACGATGTCCCGCAGGCCCTTGTCCACGAACATTTCCTTGACCCAAAGGTGGCCGATGTTCCCTGGGTTGCTTGCGGCCCTGGCCCTCGGCCACGCACCGGGGACCGTGGAGCGAAGACGGGAGCCGACCAGGTACGTCCACATGTACTTTGTGAAGTGGGTTAGCTCGTCAAAGCCGATGAAGCCGTACTCCGCTGACTGTCCACTCCACGAAACTCTACCCTTATACCGAATCAACACTGTGTGATAGGGGGGAACCGTCACACAGTACACAGGACCTTTATAGCGTTGTTTCGTTACCTGGCTCTTGCTGAAACCTTTCCCTGAGGATCTAACTGACGTGTCGTTATTCTTTCGATGCAAGTAAACCCTCCAACGTGGCTTTGTCCCATAGGGACTATCTGGAGGGTTATCGTTTCTAATCTCCGTCGTAACAGCATAACCGCATTTCAAAGCAATCTCACACACATCGTCCGCAAGTTGCCGTGATGACGTAACAAAAATCCCTCGTCTTCTTCCCTCATACCAAGTGCCATCTCCAGCCATAAGCCCTTCAAGTAAGAGCTGTAAGAATCTAGGAGCGAGACGCTTCACATCTTTAGGAACTCGTTTATAATTGCTGTGCGATCCGCACTCGGAGCGAAGGTACTTCACCATCGCCTTGCTCGTAAAGCTAAAGCAAGTCTTCTGCTCCCAATAATTAACCCCCATTTGGTCCAACAACGAACGAACGTATTCCTTTCCGTCTTCCTTAGCCTGGTGAATCCTCACAGCCCAGCGATCTTCATAAGTGTCTCCTTCCGCAATCCACAAACCGAGGAATCGTAGCCAAACATCCAACGAAATAACGATCTCTCGACCATTGTTGCCATCGCTCTTAAACGACACCACATCGGAGTCAGGCTCAATGCCAACCCACTTAGCCCATTGGGGGATTTTAGCAACATTAGGAAGCTCGTCAGCTCTATAGGGACGAAGCTTCTTGATACGGTCTGTGCTAGCCCAAACAGTGTGATTCGGTGTCACAGCAAAAGCTGCGCCTTTTCGCTGAAACAGAGTAACCAACTCACCGTCAAAATCGTAGGCCCAAGTCTTTGTTACAGGCTTATACGTCATGACCCGAGTTTCTGGGTCAAGCGTTGCGACCAAATCGCCAACCTTAACGTCTTTGACGTATCTCCAGCCGTCTTCGGTCAATATTTCCGTATCGGGATGGAAGCACTGGTACCTGTGGACATCGGACTCTCGCTCACAGTACCCAAACTCCAACACAGAACCGTTCTTGAAGTACCACGCCTTCTCGCTCGCCCGCCAATCACAAACACTTCGTGGGAACTTCTCTAGACTCCNCTGGATCAGCGAGCGATTCAATTCCGGGAACGTGCGGCGCAAAAGCAAAGCCTTGTTGCCGGGAGTCTCCACGCATTGGATGAAAGCCTCCCACAACAAGGCTTCGGACTTGCCGCCGCCAGCAGCCCCGCCGTACAACACCACATCGGCAGGACAGGAGTGGAACACCCGCTGGCGTTCCGTGGGCACGTATACGGTTGAGAGGTCAAACTCCCGCACCCGTATCATTCGAGCCTCTGCGGCCTCGGCACGCCGCCCAGGTTGATGGTGAACTCAATCGGAGCGCCGCCCTTGCCGGTAATCTCCTGACGGTCGTTGTAGCGATCACCGCGCCGGGCCTTGAGAACGCGCTCAATCATCCTCTGATCGCCATTGAGGTAGCCCAGCATGAGCGCCGTCTCTTCCACAAGGTCCGTACAGGCTTCGTGGGCGAGCTGCTCCATCTCAACGAACTCCTTGTGCTTGCGCCATTCGTTGCGGACCTTCCACACAGACACACGGGCGCTGTCCGCCGCGCCGCTCTCGGTGCCCTTCCAGGACAAAGCCTTGAGGTAGACGATCATCTTCTCCCGCTCTGGGTGGCCTAGCATGAAGTCGTCGGGCACGATAAAGCGGTTGCTGAACACACGGGCCTTGTCAATGGCCTCTTTGAGGATGTTTGCTAGCAGCATCTGCGGCGGTTCAGCCAACGCTATCACCCAAAACAAAAGACCAGGCGCACATGCCTGGCCGTTATAGACAATGCGGCTTGAGTATATACTAGCAGGTAAACCCCGCCGTGTCAACACTAATGCAATAGCGGAGCGGCTTAGAAGTCGATCGGGTAGCGGGTAATTCTGAAAGGTTTTGCCGTTTTGCGCACGCGCCTGTTGCGGGAGCCGGAGGACTTCTTGCTACGGTTGCGCCTGCGAATATCCTCGCTGTAGGCTTGGCTGATACCGACGAACACATCCGAGGGAAGCTCACTGGTCGAAAAATGGCGCGCCCGCCAGTTGTAGAACCTGTCCTCCTCCGGCACATCCGCCCACGGGCCTGGGCCGTACTTGGACAGCATGTATGCTCGGTAGAGCTTATAGATATACACATGGCTATACGATCGCTTCAACGGCCTTGACCTCCTCCCCGGACTGAAGTCCGAGGATTCCTAGAGGATTACCCTTGCATCCTGCTGTCATCTAAGCCCTTGAGCGCCAGGATCTCCAGGGCCGATGACCGATCGCCCGTACAGCTGATCATCCTGGGGGCCTGCACGTACTCGATGCGGAAGCCAAGTTTCGTATACAGCTCCACAATCCTGGGCGTCGCCTGGTTGGAGGCTATGACGGGGCCCGGGTGNCGGGCCAGCCATTCAGCCAGTCGNACCTGGTCATCCCAGCTGAACCCCTCTTTGGAGTACTGCCGGAACTCTACATCATAGGGCGGGTCGGCATAGATGAAACTGGTCGACTCGAACTCAAGNTCCTCGAAGTCTCCACAATAGAANCGCCACTCGTTGAAGAAGGTGCGGTACCTNTCCAGGTCCATCTCGTAGTTGATGNGCTTATACTTGCCGAAGGGNACATTGAACTCGCCTTNCCNGTTGAAGCGGCACAGGCCGTTGTAACCCGTGCGGTTGAGATAAAAGAACAACTGAGCCGCTTCAGCGGTATCGGCCTGCCCTTGCCGAATCAGCTCGTTGAAACGGCGGCGGTGGGCGTAGTAGATCTCCTTGTCGTTACGCATCTCGATAGTGAACTCCAGGCCCTTACCTACCCAACGATAGAAATTGATCAGGTGCGGGTTGATGTCATTCANAACGGCATGTTTGGGCAAAAGCCCCAAGGTCACGGCCATGCCGCCGCAGAAGGGCTCCACGAAACAGCGGTGTTCATGTCCATTGTATAGCTTCTTTATGATGGGCACCAGCCAGCGCTTGCCGCCTGCCCACTTGAGCAACGGTTTAAGCATAGGAGCCCCCCTAACAACTCGATTCGCTGGAACCAAAGGCGTCTGGTCTGACCCGGCCCTAACCCCGGAATGAATTCCGGGGCTTGCGGGCCGGTTTCTCTCTGTCACCATCGCTCGCGCATATCATTCCGTCCTCCTCGCCAGCGCCAGCCATACCTTCGGCTGAAGCACCTTCAGGTATGTGCCCTTCATGCCCATGTTGCGGGTTTCGACGACGCCGATCATCGCCAACTTCCGCAAGGCGATGGTGGCTGTGGATCGGCTGTACCCAACACGGTCCGCTATGCTGGACAACACCACAGGGCCGCCGTTGGGGTACAACTTAGCAAGCGCGGCGATAACCTCTCGCTCACTGTATGACAGGTTGCTGTCAATCAGCTTCATCACGTCCATTGTCAAAGCTCCCCTCCTGAGCCTGTTACTTGATTACCTCACAGCGCTGCCTACCGCGGGCGTTCCTGTTCCACTGCGAGCCGCAGGATCGCCCGTCCAATGGCCTCCGCAGCCTGCCTCTGGTGGTGTCGCAGCGTCTTCTGGTAGCGCGGGTCCTGCAGCCACTGGCGCTGCTGGCGGCCGACCTTGGCGGAGTCCTGCTGGCACTGCACAATGGCGTGCCACTCTGCTCCGGCCCTGACGGCGTTGGCAATAGCCTCGTTGATGACATCCTGCAGTGTCATACAGCGCTCACCTCCGGTCGCCCCGGCACCTCGTGACACTCGACACACCTGGGTTCGTACACGTCGTCTCCGCCGGGCAAAATGACGGGGCTGTCCCACGGCGCAGGCTCCCCGTTGATTAGCCGCTGGGTGCGGGTCGCTAGCTCCCCGCAGCGGGCGCATACGGCCGCCAGCTTAGTAACGCTGTCGGCCATTGCCAACAGATATGCCATGCCGTCAAAGGGCTCGCCGCGAAAGCTCGTGTCCAGCCCGGCGACGATGACCTCATGGTCGCGTGACAACTCGACCAGCCGACGCACCTGGAATTGGTCCCAGAAATGCGCCTCATCGACGGCAAGCACATCAGCGCCGTAAACCTCGTCTGGTGACCGCACTGGCTTAGCGCCAATGCTCTTGCCGCTGCGGCTGAACAGGATGTAACCGGTCCGGTTGACCCCTAGCTCATGCACGAAAACCTTGGCTTCCCGTCCATAGGCCCTGGCCTGCTGGACGCACCGGATCAGTTCTGCCGTTTTCCCGCTCCGCATCGGTCCACATATGACGTGGAGGCTCACTGCGAGCCACCTCCAGCCGCTGCGCGCAGGTCCTGTATCACCCGCTCCACCCCTGCCCGCAGCGCCTCGTACTGCTGCTTCCACCGCTCGGCCTCGGCGCGTGCGGCGTCAAGCTCTTGCTCCAGCGCCTCGATGCAGTCCAGCAACGCCAGACCGGTCTCAATGATGCGCCACTCATACGTACCCAGCGTGATCTCCACGGCGATGCGGCGCAACTCCTGCAGGCGGTCAGGTGTCAAGTCAGCCATTACGCCTCACCCCGCACCTTGGAATGACGTGGAGGCTCATCGTCAGTCTGTTCCCTCCCCACGCGCGTCCATCATGCGCTCGTCGTAGCGCTTAAGTGTCTCTGCCAAATCCCGCAAATCCCGCCGTGCCGCCTCGACCACTTCGCTGGCCGCGACAAGTGCGGCCTGCCACCGCTCGGCTTCGGCGAGGGAGGCGGCGAGTTGCTCTCGGATCGCCCGTTCCTCTCGTTCCTTCTCCCGCGCATAGCAGGCAAAGTGCCTCAAAGCGACCTCTCCATTCGCGTAAAACACCGCGCCACAGGAGAAGGAGTAGGCAGGACTACCCCGCCACGTCTCCTCTCGCCTATCCCCCGAGTTGCAATACGGGCACCGCTCCGGCACATCAGGCATGGGCTGCATCTGCTCCGTCACCGTCACCGTCCACCTCCAGCAGTCTCCGTCGCCACAGGCAACCGCAACACCTGCCCAACCCGCAGTCTTCCTGGGTCTACATCCGGGTTGAGCCGCTGGATCTCATGGACCATCTGCCCCGTGTGCGCCTCGGGCCAGCACGTCTTGGCGATGTGCCACAGCGTGTCGCCCGGCATGACCACCCACTCCGCGGGGCACGACCACGACACAGGCTCCGACACAGGCGCTTTCATGTAGTACAGGTGAACCATACCGTACACAGTCAGCACCGCGGTGGCGGCGTACAGCAGGGCGGACAGCGTGATGAAAATCCCCTTCAGCACGACGGCCTTCAGCGCCCGTCGCCACGGGCGGCGGCGTGGCACATCCCGGCCACGAACAGCCCGAACAGCACCCCGATGTAGAACGTCACGACGAACCACACCCACATCGCCACACCTCCCCCTCTGGTGGGGCCGTTTTGGTAACGCAGGGTAGGCCCCAGTCCTGCGCTAGTCGTGAAAGTCCACACGCACCGCACGCTTGATGCGGCTCACCCTGACCCTGTACCGCTTGCCGTTCAACTCCACAGGGAGATACGCACGCTCCATCGTTCCGTCGAGTACGGCAAGCACAGCGGCCTTCAGGTTGTCCCACGACTTCGTTTCAGGCGTTTGCTCGTGCGGAAAGAGCTTCAATTGCTCCATCACGTAC